GATAGCGTTGGATACAGGCCAGTCCAAAGTTCGTCGAGGTTCTCGATGTGAGCAGCCTCGTCGAGGACCAAGAGAGACAACGCCTCAGAACGACCGGCATCTCCGGAGGTAGAGGCAGCTTTAATAGATGAGCCATTTGAAAGCTCAAAAGATGTTCTGTTGTCTACGTCAATAGTTGATATTTTGAGCCAGTCGGGGAGATTTCGCATGACGCTTTTTACTTTCTTAACGAGGTTCCCGGCTGTGGCAAACTTTGTTGCCATGACAAGAATGGCCTTATCACGATGGAATAGCATCATCCACACAATATAGCCGGCGGTAATGGTGGATATACCGAGTTGGCGCGCTTTGAGGATTACATTAAAGCGATAGTCGTTAAACTCTTTGAGAAGCTCATCTTGAAAGTCATACGTGTCAAAAAGAATCAGCCCGTGCATCGGGTGTGATATACGGGCATATGTGTTAAGAAAGTAAGATGGATCCTTACCGCATTTTAAGATCTCTTTGACTCTTTGCTTTTTGTCTAATTGAAAACTCATACATCTTTCAGCGCAGCAATAACTTCATCCTTGTTGGCGAGATTGCCTTCTCCATCTAAAACGATCATATCTTCCATGCCATCGGTGCGCATCATCTGAATCAATTCATAGTCTGACTTTTGCTCAAGACCTGCAGGGTCAAACACACTATAGAGTTCGTCTGGGCCCCCCATATCGCGATAGTGACCTTCTCCGAGTACTTCTTTAATTAGAGATATTAGTTCTTCCAATTGGAAGCCTGCAACTGGGCGCCCTTCGGCGCCGGGAGTGTAAAGGTTCTCGGGGTCTTCCTCTTCTGGTTCTCCTATCTCGACGCCGGGAAGCTTTTCAAAAACCAGTTCAAATATCTCTGATACTTCTTCGGGGCCCTTTCCCTGAATCAATTCCCCAATTGTAACAACAAGTTCATCTTGACTCATTTCGGCGCGGAATGGTTTTTCCATAGGATAGGTTTCGTCGGCCGGCGGGGGTTCGTCAGCAACAGTTTCATCGCCTCCTTTAAAGTCGGGATCGTATGAGGGGGCGCCGGGGTCCACGCGAGGATCATAGTCTGGATCACCTTTTATCTTCCGCAACAGATCCAGCGCAGCCTTTGACTCTGCAATGCCTTCTTCTTTCAGATATTCTTCTAAAATAATACGATAAAGATCGTCGCGAGAAATGTCCATTTGATTTTAGTCTCCGCCATTCTTGGGACGCGTGTCATTCTTTGGACGCTTGCCTTGCCATCCTCCTTGATCGAGGAAGCTTTTCCAGTTGCGCTCAAGGGGCGCCATAGACCCCTCGGCATTATTCATTTCTTCAGAGAGGCCGCCAATCTTATAGTGCTTTTTGGCCGTAACCCACGAGCGCACACGAGAAGTGCTCTCGACGCGCACGTCTGTTTCACCTTCTTCAGTGAGAGTAACTGACTTACCTGTGACGTTGCGGTATTCTTTCTTAAGCCACTTAGTGACTTCTCCCAAGGTTTGTTCAATATCGTTTTCAAAACCGTTGGCGTGTACTTCTTTGAGTTGAACTTCTGAATGATAACTGAGGCACATCATGTTGCCATAAAATACAACATTAAATCCATCTAAAATGCGCTTATCGAGAATGGGGTCCCCCTCTTCTCTTTGAAGGCCGGCTTTAATCGGTTCTCCATCTTCCGTCAGCGCGCCATCATATGCATTGGCTGCAGCCTGTGAAAGTCCTTGAATAATTTCATACACTGACGATGTTTCTTTTTTCTTAGCCATTATCGGGTCTCCATCCTTTTAACCATCTTTCTTCTCTGCCAAAAATATATCTGTCATAGCAGGAACTACAGCATTCAAATTTTGTAAGGCAAACATCATCCATTGATTTCTTTGGAAAAGATCCGCAGACTGAACAATGTCTCAAAGATTCTCTATTAAATAGTTTTTTTGTAACCTTTATGCCATTTATATCAATTTTCTCTTGCCACTCTTCGTTTTTCTTAGTTTTCTTATAAAACTCTCGCATCTGTGAGAGGTACTCTTTCTCTTTTTCCTCATCCCAGTTTGCTTTTGGGTTAGCAATTGTTTCGGCGCCATACTTTTCTGATATAGCTTTTTCAACGGCGGCAACATAATTTAAATCTTTATCTTTCATTGAATACTTTATAAGCTCCATATGTGGCCGCGGAGCCGGCCACTACACCACCGATAAACCACCACGTCTTATTGCGCGGGGAAGTCTTTTTTAGTGATTTAACTAGCGCTTCAATCTCTCTGTCTTTGTGTTTGATAAATAAGTCGTATTCTTCCGTGCGTGCTTTCTGTTCTATATTCAGGGTCTCTAATTCTAAACGATGTTGTTCTTTCTGTTTGTCTAATTCATATCGAACTCGAATGTCACATGCTGGGAGAAAGCGATCATATCCTGATAGTACTTCGGCCATGGCTTGCTTGCTAAGCAGGACACCTTCGAATGGCGCGCATTGCTTGTATCCTAAAATGGTAAACTGCGCCGGTTCGGCGTTTGCCGTTAAGGTGAGCGCAAATAACAAACTAAGGAGAAACATATTTCAGTCCAAGGGTGGTCTCTATATCAGTAATTAGTCCTTCTTTATCTTCGCTGAACTTTCTGCCGTATTCTCTTGTCTTTCTTTCTCTTTCTTCATCCAAGTCTCGAAGACTAGCCTCATAGTCCGCCTCTATTGAAGCGAGCCTATCAAGATAGCTCTCCATAAGCAATTGCTTTTCGTGCATCTCTTGTTCATGGATATCTTTTAATCCTTCGATTTGCGCTTCGGTGGAATCTATGCGTGTCTGATACGCGTCTTCCATCAAATGATAATCATATCGTGTCTTCAACACCACAGTCAGAAGAAGCAACACGATCAGTATTGCTTTCCAGTTCTTTAAAGTAAACTCTATCGCTTTCTTCTTAAGCATTGTGCCCCCGCAATCTAGCGATGCCATCAATAATTGTTTGGCCTCCAATATAGATTGCTGAAATAATTACCCAGTCTTCGCTGGTAACATGTCCTGTAAGCGTAAGGCCTGTTGCTGTCGCCCATACCATAAGCTTGCGGGATGTGAGTTTTTCTAGCCATGTGTCGACGAATGCTTTTGTTGCTGCCATCATTATTTACTCCTGTTTTGTTTCTTTACGCTCTTAACGCATTTCTCATATTTCTCTTTATCTTCTCGCCCAACTGATGCTGTGCAAATCGCCCAAGGATTGTTTTCTCTTTCGTCTAAACTCCCCAAAACAATGGTGCGCACCATGTCCAACACTTCTACCGGATTCAGGCCGCCCTCTTCGTCGCCTGTCATATAAAGCATCGCCTTCTCAACGAGACCCATAACTTTTCTTAGCTTTTCAAATGCTGCTTCCTCTGGGCGCGGGTCGTCCATTGTAAATGTCCCGCCACCAATATCGAGCGCTTCCTTAATCTCTTCTTTGATAAGCTGCTTAAGTTGTGACTTGGTGATCTTCATCTTCCCACTCCTTGTGTTCCTTGCCTGCATGGGCTTCTTCACAAGACTTGCCGGGATGATCTTTCTTTTCTGCTAGTTTTTCTGAACCAAGCTGGGAAATAATTGCCTGTAAGGCGACGGCCTGAGCTTCGGGCGGCAATCTTGCTATGTCTACTTTGACAGCAGACACAATCTTTTCGACTGCTGGCTCTAAGGCAGATAAATCAAACTCTTCTTTGAGACCGGTCGTCTCTGATTCTGGCTTTCTCTTTTTAGTGCGGGCGTACCGTCCCAAATAATCTTGTGCATATCCCAGTGTGACCGGGTCATCGCCAGTAACAGATGCTGCCAGATAATCAATGCTTACATCCAAGTCCTCTATTTTATCAGACAACCCTTTAATGGCTTTCAAGAGGGCCGGATCGCTCTCCATCTCTTCTTTGATGATCTGTTTAAGTTGGGACTTGGTGATTTTCATTTTCTCCAATCCTTCCATCCATGTTTTAGCTGGCGCCTTAGACGTCCGATATCTGGGGGGCCCTTACCGCGAAGATCAACCACCTTTTCTGGTGGCACATCTTCTTCCGGCCCTTCTTGTTCGAATTTTGCAATCCAACGGAGAGCATACTTAAGCTGCTCAGATGGCTTGTCGCCGGGGAGATTTGAATTCATCAAGTGATCATACAACTCATAATATGCGTCCGTGGATGCATCCTGTTCTTCATCCGAAAGTGGATCGATGTCGATAGATCCACCTGTAAACCTTTCTTCTTCAATCTCATCCTTATC